GCGTAAAGACTCAGCGACGGGTCAACCTCCAGGGATCTCGGAGCATCAGAAGGACTGGCAAAAAGTACGAGATGGAATCAATTTTTTCAGACGCTATTTTGCTAAAGAATATATGGTGTTACTTGACTAATCTTAATTTATTAAGATATTTTATCTCGGCGGATGAAGACCTGCCGCCGAGCTACGTTAAGCGTTGCCGGGCCTTCCTGAAGAAGGTCCAAGCTTCAAGCGCCAAGGCCCAAGCTTCAAGCGCCAAGCGCCAAGCGCCACGAAACAAACACAATTAAAAGATATAAAAAAGTATGAAAGTAAAAGACGCGGTTAAAATAACAGGTTCAATGACTCGGACCAAGAAGATGCCCGGACTGAGCTACAGCCTGCCAGCCTGGGAATGTAATACAGGTAAGAAGCTGCGCGCCATTAAGGGCTCAGTGTGCTCAGGGTGCTATGCGCTCAAGGGCAACTATACCCGGTATCCTGCAATCAAAGCCGCTCAGTACTACCGTCTGGCGTCCCTGATGCATCCGCAATGGACTGAAGCAATGGCGGTCCAGATCAAGCGCCAAGCCTGGTTCAGGTGGCACGACGCCGGCGACCTGCAATCAGTCACACATTTTAAAAACATATTAGAAGTTTGTAAGCTAACACCAAGCACCAAGCACTGGCTCCCGACCCGGGAAGCTAAGCTCCTGCGCCTGATCAATCCTGCCGTAATTCCGGCTAATTTGATCATTAGACTATCTGGTCATATGATCGACGGTAAAAACGCGACCTGGTGGCCGTGGACCAGCGCTGTCTCGACGAAGAGCAAGAGCTGCCCGGCTAAGGACCAGGGCAACCAGTGTCTAGACTGCAGAGCATGCTGGAACAAGGAGGTCCCGAATGTCACGTATCCGAAACACTAGAATTATTGAAGAGCTCCATGAGCAATGGGCCAGGGACAATGGTTACAGGAAGGTGCAAGCTCCAAGCCTCAAGCCTGAGGACCTGCATGCTGAGAACACGAACCGGTTCGGTAAGGTTCAAGCTCCAAGCTCCAAGCCTAAGTTACAAGCTCAAAAGTTTTCTGGATAAAAACCCAATCAACTGAGTCCCATGGACCATGGCCCTTGGACAATAGTTCTTGGATCATGGATCCTGGAACAAGTTTCAAGGCTCTAGGACCGAGGGTCCTGAGCAGGATAAATGTTTTGTCTGGATGTGACTTATGGAATGAAATTTGATGTGGTGAGAATCTGACTTTGTTCCCTCTTGCGACTTTTAATTCAACAGTGAAAAAGTGCCTAGAATTATTGTAGCCCAATAGATCAGGCATGCCGAGTAAGCTAAGGTTTTCAATACGATTCCAGATGATGGAACATGTATTTTTCTTAAGATCTTGGTATAATTTTCGCTCAGGTTTAATTGCATTTTTCAAAGTAACTCTTGCTTACAACTTAAACCCAGAATCAGGATGGGTGGGGGATATAATTCGTTTCTCTTTCATTGGTTTTAAAACTATTCTCACTGAGTTTGCCCCAATAATTGCACTCTCTTGAACTTCTATTCTTCTAATTTCTTCTAAATGATTTCCTACATGCATGAACACTGAAGCATCTCCTAAAGATCCTTTTTGTCCTTTACCTTTATTGTCCATAAATTCTTGCATGAATTCCATTAGCTCTCTTAGTCTCATTACATTCCTGACTTTCGAGCATTATCAACTTGTTTATTTAAATGATCGTGCAACTTCTTATTCTCTTCTTCTACCTCAGTCAAGCGAACTTGTAGTTTTCCGTTAAATTCTTGGTGACGTTCATTCACTTCACACAACTCAGCAATCCTATTGAATGAATCATTATTTTCTTTCTTAACTCGATCAAGTTCTTTTTGCATCCCTTGAATCTTTCTAAAGCCCTCCTCTACTATCTTCTTAGTTCCATTTAAAATAACTTCGGTCTCACTTAGTTTAGTTTTCATAGTACGCATCTCTGGTGAATTCATACCTATACCCTTGACGAGGATAGTTTCGGTCTCTGCTTCCTGGCGAAGCTTATGTTCTTTCTCCCAAGCTGCTTTACTATCCCTAGCAGCCTTCTCTAATAACTTAATATAATCTTCGTCAGCCTTGTAGGGTTTTTCTTCTCTATCTTTTCTCATTTCTCCCATAATACATTTCCCCTCTTTCATCATTGACTTTTTATCAATGTTACCCTAAATTGTCAATATGGGTGTACCAAAAAGATTAACAGAAATGCAGATGAGATTCTCTGAGTTCGTAGTATTCGGAGGACCTGATGGACCTATGACCCAATCAGAAGCAGCGACCGCTGCTGGGTACTCACCCAAGAGAGCTAGACAAGAAGGATCAGAACTCATGAACCCTAGACTCAGTCCATTGGTGGCTCATTATATTGGAAAACTTAAAGAAGAAAGACTTAAAAAATTTGAGGTATCCTACGAAGGACACGTGGCTGAACTTGCTAGGATAAAGGACTTGGCTTTGAAGAAGGGGAGCTTTTCTTCTGCTGTAAACGCTGAGACGAATCGAGGCAAAGCAGCAGGACTATACATAGAACGGAAAATAATAAAACATGGGAAACTAGAAGACATGTCAGAGCTAGAACTAGAAAACAAAATGAAACAAATTTTAGACGATTACGCACCAATTTTAAACGTTACTCCTCCCAATACAAAGTTGCCCACACCAAAAAAACAAAAAGGGCGACGAAAAAAACAAAAGGAAATAAAGCTTCAATCATCTAATAAAGGTTCAAGACAAGGCAATAAGTCAATACCACAGTCAGTAGTAGTAAAGATATAATTATTACCTTATCCGGATTAAACATTATCTTTTCTTTTTCTTCTTAGCTTTAGCTTTTTTCTTTTTCTTCTTAGCTTTTTTCTTTTTAGCCATATGATTAAAATCCTCCTTCCATATGTTATATTTTTCTTCGCTTAACCAATCACTTCTAGACATTTCTCTTTTCTATACCAGTTATGCACCCTGTAGGGAAGACATTCCTATCTGAATAAGCCTCATCCTTCTGGTCATAGCTCGCAAAAGTCCAAATGAATTTCTTCGTACGTTTATAAATATATGCAAACGTAACCATCTTTGAGCATTCGAACTTATCGAACTCATCAGCCGTAGCATGGCCTCCATCCGCGGTAATGTCAACCCATGAGATTTTATAGAAGTAGAATCTCTTCTTATTGATTACAACATGACGATATTTAGACTTCTTCCTTTTCATAACATCTTATATCCCCTATATAGGAATCTCACAACATCACGCAAAACTACTTTTCCGAAAACATTTTCTCACCCGCTTGCGTTTTATGCGGTTTTTTGCATAGTGGACATAAAATAGTGTCCATAAAATCAAAAAATGTCCAAAAAGTGTCCACACTTTAGCTAGTAATACCAATGGTTCTAGTCGATTTGGACACTTTTGACACTTTTTTGACCCCATAAAAAAAAAAAACGTTTTGCTTGATGTTGTCAGAACTCTATATAGGGAGTCGTTGCCTAATTTGTGCCATAATGTCGCCTTAATGTTGCCATCTTTTCTTCAGCAAAAGCGACTTTAGCTATTTGTTTATCAATACTGCCCATTACGTCTTCATGACCAGGCAATACTTCCCCCCGTATAAGAGCATCAATCTTAACCAGAGCTGCTTCTCCATCCGCTTTGTAGCGCTGGATCAAGGCCTGGAAGATTCTTTCTCTTATTGTCCCTGCTTCTCTCATTTATCCTCCTTTATGGATGCCTACTCGGCCTCTGATGATAAGGGCTTACCGCAACCGAGTTGGCTTGGGTCAGGATTCCATTAACCCTGATGAAACGCGGGCCCTATTTCTCAATTTTGTTTTCCTCAAATTTCGTTAGTAATTCTGCTGTACTAATATGTGTTTCTTCTTTGTAATCTCGTACTAATTCATAATATTGATCTAATCTTTTTAAAAACTTATGCTTCCATGATCTTAAAGTAAGCCCGGAAAACTTGAATTCTTGGTAATATAGGTCAGGAGTACATACCATTATTACTCCTTGTTGAATGATAGAGCCATGAATATAGTCATGAGCCATGGCATATGCTGCAATCTGCAGGAAGTAATCTTCAATCCATGCCTCCTCCTTGGGTCGATTGGACTGTTTAAAATCAGCAATCGTATCCATGTCATTGTGCACGCACACAAGGTCCGTGGTCCCTGCGTAAAGGCCCGGGTAGTATAGTGTCACTTCGCTTCCGTAGTATTCAGAGACTGGTGTGAGTCCTACGTCAATAATCTTTTGAGCCATCGGCTTAGCCTGAATGCCAATGTCGGTAAGGTCCTCGTACCCTTTGCCAATGATATGTTTCTCCAGGAACTTATGCATGGCAGTGCCCCGCTTACTAGATAGGTTGAATATTCTCTCCGCTTCTTCATCTCCAATTTTTTCCTTCCATTTTTTTAAATAGCCTTGGTCCTTGGTCCTATTAAGGATGGTTGTGACAGAAGGCAAGTTAAATCCACCCACCTGATAGGTCCGGGTGCCTTGGTCCATGGTTCGTGTGCCACGGACATAGGAAAATTTATTATTTTTCTTTAGTTGTGGGGGCATCGTGTCTTTTTCCATTTCCGGTATTCCTTGATCCATGTTCCGGGGTCCGTGTCTCTTCGACGTTTCTTCCAGGCCCAGTTGTGAAGACTCCCGGACCATTGCTCTATGTATGCG